CCTCATATTACCCCCATCTGGTAGCTTTCCTGCTTGTGTACGCTTTGTAATCATCAATATAGCCATGTTTGAAACTCTATTAAGTGATTTGGTTATTACTGCCTTTTGTTTTCTACTAATTTTCTTTAATAGATTAGTTATTTCTATAGAATTTACGTTAACTTTTACATCAACTGACATTATCTAACTAACCTTAACTGATGTAATGATTCTTTTTCACTATCGCTTACTGAACTATCACCATCTTCATCATATTCAACACCATCTCTTAGGATAGCTTGGAATTCTTCTTCATATCTATCTCTATAGAAATCTATTTGAACTTGGAATGTATCTTTTCCCTCGCCAGTATCTGGGTCTTTCCATTTAGTTAGAATTGGATAAGCATATTTCCATAAAGCTAAATAAACTACTGATTGTGTCCATTGTGAGTTTGTTAACTTGCTATTAGTCATTTCAACTGATGTTACTTTGGTAATATCCTTATATCTGACTTGATGCCTATATCTTTCCCACCATTCTTCACGAACTCGTCTTAAAACGTCATTTTCAGCAAACTGTAATTGATCGCCAAAATCCGTAATGCCAAAACCTAATATATCTGGTTGTATCTTTTGTAAATCGGTATTAGCAACTGCAAATTCAGATGTAGCCATTTACTTACCCTTTTTTTTAGATTTTTTCTTTACTTCTGGTTGCCACTCATTATCTACTATTGGCTCTGGTGTTGGCTCTGGCTTAGGCTCTACTTTAGGCTCAACATAAGGTTTCCACCCTCTTAGTTCCCATATTTTGATATTAGGGGTGTAATCAATCTTTTTTCTTTCGATAATATCGCCTTTACCATTAACTAATTTAATCATTTCCATAATACAAATCCTTAGATAAAAAGGGAGGTTTCCCTCCCTAGTTAAATTAGTTTGCTAAACTATCTGCTGTTAGCTTAACACCATAGCTGTCGTGAAGTTCTGCAACTCCATAAACTGCTGTGGCTACGATTTCATCTGCTCTTAATGAAGCATCTCTTTGTGATTCAATCTTGAGGTCTTGCATCATAGCTAAACCTAAAGCATCTTGAGAGAATACACCACCAATAGAGTCATCAGAACCATCTACAGCAACATTTGAACTTTCAAATATTTGTATTCCTGCGATTTGTCCGACAAAACCATTTCGTAAAGCATCATTACCTAAGTCTGGAATATTAGCTGAACCTGCAAATGTATTTGTTAATGCTTTTTTAACATTAAAGATTTGCTTTGGGTGAAATACACCATAGTAAGTTTGAGGTGCATTGTTTGTTCTTAACTCTGTACCTGCTTCAAATAGGTCTTGAATTGTTAACTCTACACCTGCTCCACCACCTTTTTGTGTTGAAAAGCCAGTAAATAAAGCACACAAATCTGCATCTATTTTTTTAGCTATAGCTTCACCAAACAATCTTCCAATATCTCCTGCAACATTTCTTGATGCTGAATTTCTTGCTAAGTCTGTTAGTGTTGTCATAATTCCAACTTCAGATGCTGTTATAGTAACTGAACTTGGGTTTACTGCTGTATTACTTAAATCTGTTGCTTCGGCTACTGCTGATGCTGATACTGCTGAATAAATCGGTACTTCTACTGACTTACCACCACCAACGATAGTGTAGTTTCTGACAAGGTTTCTCATTATAGATTGCTCATTAGCAACGAATAATGCTTCTGCAACTATCTCGGTATATAGTTCCGAAATGGTTGAACTGGTAGTTTCATTAGACATATTTTAACTCCTTATAAATTTAATGTCATTTAATTATTCACAACAATCGTACTAGGTTTAGAATTTCTAATTTTTCTATATTCAGAATACTTTTTCCTATCCGTTGGATTGTTCATATCTAAATCACTCAAATTTAAAGGTTTGTTGAGTTCTGACCTATCCACATTTGACACTGAACCAGAACCACTAGGGGTAGCACTGACAAAGTGAGGGTTTTGTGTTAAGAACTCTTGAACCAATTCGTCTGTGGATAAAAGTTCACCCATTTTGTTATATCTTGCTAATCCAGATTTATCAAGTATTTCTACATTACCTGATTCATTTAACTTAATATCGCTTTTTAAAAGTTCTACAACTTGGTCTGGATTAATAGCTTTATTTCTTGATGCTGATGATAATAAAGACTTATTTATCTTAATATCTTTTAGCTGATTTTCTAAGTTTGATTTTTCTTTATTAAACTCTTGGGTTCTTGTTTTAAGTATTTCCTCAAACTCACCCTTTTGAATTCTTTGCTTTTCTTCTAGGTCTTTTTGTGTCTTTACAGCATTTACAGCAATATCTAAATCTTCAACACCCAGTTTCTTATACATAGACCCTCTTTCTTTGGCTAATCGTCTTTCAACAATGTTATTAACCTCATCTTGGGTAAATGTATTAGTTGGCTGTTCTTGTACTTGTGTTGCTTCTTCTTGAGTTTCAGCAGTTTGTTCTACTTGATTTTCTTCCATTTAAACCTCCATATTGGTAGTATCTTTATAACATCTTCTTCTTTAATTTTCAATAACATCGTTATTTCTGGGGGTTATTTGTATTTGTGAGATTATTTCTTCTATATCATTTATAAAACTTTGTTCTTCTAAACTTAAATCTAAATATAAAATTCTTATTTTTTCAATATCTGTTTGATTTAATTCCAAACCTTTTTCCTGCAATATTTTTTGTATCAAATCATGTGATAAGGTCATCTTTGATCTCCTGCAATATTTTTAGAAATTCTGGTGCAACTAATTCTTCTTTACCCCTATAGTAAAGCGAGAAATTTTCTACAAACCATTCTCTTGTGTTTGTTGCTCCATAATTAGATGGTGAATGATCGTTTATGTTTCTGACTTTGTTTAATCTTTGTTCTAATGGTAGCCTTACTTGTGTCCAATCTGGTTCTTGTCCAAATGTTGGATTTGTCCTCAAGTCTTTTATTTTGTATTGTTGGTGTACATGATGACCAACTTCGTGATAAACTGTGGCTCTAAATTGATCTACTCTATTTGTTTCAAATTGTTTTGCTGAACTAGGTCTTTTAGATAACCCATCTGCTCTTTTCCAATTTGATACTGGTGCTATAACTCCACCATCTAATTCTTCTGATATTTTTATAAGTTGTCGATTTAAATCCGTTTTTTGTATATCTAATTTACTTAAATCTTCTCGTGCAATATTATATTTTTGGGCATCAAACCCTTTATTTGTATAGTTTCGGACTCCATTAGTTATTTGATTTAATTCAAAGAAATCAGACCTATTATTTACATTAAACTTTTCATAAATATCAAATTGTTTGTCTGTTATGGCTAAACCTTTTTTAGAAATGTTTGAATAATCTTTTTCTAATTTTGCTTTTCTTTTTTCGTCTAACAATGGTTTACCAATATTTTTTGAACCTGCTTTTGCAAAAAATTGAGCCACTCCCATAACTCCATCACCCATATTTGCATTATAACTTCTTTCGTTTTTAGAACCTTTAATGCCTCTTAACATTGGCACATTGAATTTTTTTGTTAATTGTTCTACTTCTGGCATCATAGCTAAAATCATAGACAAATCCTTATCTTCAAGTTTTGCACCAGATACTTTTCCAAAATCTTGTGGTCTTGAACCTCTATAATGCCCAATATTTTTATTTATATATCTATCGTCTTTACTGGCATCACCAAAAACTTTGTTTAATCGCTTTGTGGCTTCGCTTGTTGATAGTATTTGAATAGTTTGTTCTGTTACTCCCTCACGATTTATAGGGGTAAATATATCGGTTTCATCTACAACTGGTGGTGGTGGTGCTTCCTCAACTACTGGTTCATCTGGCACTTCATCTACTGTTTCTTCACCCCATGCAGGGTCTGTGGGTATCCAAGTGTGTCTACACCTATAACCACCCCTGACAATAAAAGGGTCTCCAGTTGACTTTCCCTGCCATGACCTAGTGTTCCACATATCTCTTATTTGTTCTTCTGTAAGTGTCTTATTAAGCATATTTACACAGAATTCACGACTATCTCGGACTAATGTACCAGTATATGTGAAATGATTTAATCCTGCTTCTTTCGCTTTAGCTACTGTAAACTGCCCATGAAACTGCATAACACTATCGTGAGCAATCTGACTGGCATAACGTCTAAGATTATTACCTGCCCTATCACTCGCATACTGTGTATGAAGTTTCCTTACTGCATCTTCTACTTGTGCTTTTTTGGCACTATCAAATTTATTCTCGTTAACAAAATCAACTAATTCATTTATTTCACGAGTATTTGAGGATTTATAAACCCCATTGATATGTGATTTAATATTACTAACCATATCGTTAAATGGTCTACCTGCTATTGTACTTTGGTAAACCTCATCATTAATTACCTTTAAAAATCGTTCTGCAATATCTTCAAATCCACTAAATGATTGGGTTTTTAAAGCATTGATCGTTGCTAAATCTACATCTGTTAGGTTCTTAAACTTTGCAGGAATAGGCATTTTACCAAAAGTATCTAATGTTTCTTTTGCTATTTTATTATAATCATCATTAATTAGTAAATCAGCTTCATTCAAAAATGTAGATTCAATGATGGTTCTTAGTCTGGGTTGTAACTGGATAGCTAATCTTTGAGAAACTAAGTTCCCTTTTGTGGCTCTAGTAATTTCATTAACTACGTCATCTTCTAGCTTATATAATACGTTTATTATACGTTCTTCATGCTGATCGGCTAGTTTTTCTAAAATTCTTGACATATTTTATAATGGAAAGTTCTTTTTCCATGCCCTTATTGACCAGTAAGCAGGTGAAAGTGTTTTTTGCCCTTTAACTTCTTTTAAAACCCCACCCATTCTAGCTAAAAAAGACTTTTGTCTTGCAGGTATGTTTTTCTTTATGGTCATACCTCTAGCACCAAATGTAACTTTTTTAACATTACCAGTAGATTTATTCTTAACATAAACCCCAAACTTTTTACGTTTTGATTCGGTTGCAGATAGTCTAAATGGTTTGTTAAGTGATACGTTTCTTCCTCTATAAATCGCCATCTATTTTCCTATCATCTAATCTTTCGTTAACTATTGCCTTACATACTGGGCATTTATAAACATCTTTCAAAACCTCTATTAGAAACACCTTACAAATAACACATATTTTTTTAGGCTTTTCCATAACATCAGCATCATTTTCTTTTACGTTTACTGGCTCGTTTTATTAGGTCTTTATCAAAAGAACCAGACTTTCCACGACTAATTAGTTTGTTTACTCTTGCCATTGCCCATGCTGACATAGGTATTCTAGGTCTTGAACCAGATGAAAGAAATGCTCCTTGCCCTCTACGAAAACTAGCTTTTAAATCTGTTAAATTAAATAACTTAGATTTTTTGGCTTTTGCTTTAAGTGTTGCAATAGTTCTAGCTGATAAAGGTTTTCTTTTTACTGCCATTAAGACTTATTCCTTTTCTTTAATAATGCCATTGGTATTCTTGCACCTGCCTTATATAAAGAACTAATTTGTTTTAATAAGGTTGCTCTAGCATTTCTTTTTGCACCTTTTAAACCAGATAGATATTTTTTAGGTATCTTAGTCTTTTTATCTTTAGGAACTTTCCTCGCCAACTGTTTGCCCCTCTACTTCGGTTGTCTGGAATTGACCTCTAACAGTTCTAACAGCATCTATTTCTTCATTAATAGTTTTCATAGTTTCGTTATCATCTATTACTGCTTCTGCTATTTGTTTATCTATTTCTTTATTAAAGGTTTCTGATTTTATGCCAGATGCTTTAGCCATTTGTAGATATTGCAGGTCATTTGCCCAATCTCTAATATCAAAAGTGTCTGGATAATTAACTGTTCCATTCCATTGTTTATCCAGCCATTTAGCAAATAAACCCCAGATTTGTTCTTCTGCATTTTCTAAATAATCGGCTTTTTCTGATAATCTAGCATTTAAAAGTTGAAATTCTGTTTGTAAGGCAATTCCACTAGCTATTTGTGTACCAGTTGCCCTAACAGAACCCATATGGGTAATTCTATCAATAGCATCAACTTTGTTTTGTATGCATTTCATAATGCCATCTAGGTTTTGACCACTAGGTTGTATTATATAAGGCTTTAATGATGCATCTAAATCTTCTGGTATTTCAATGATAGCACCTGCACCTGCACTAGCTTCAACATTAGGTGTTTTAACTAAACTTGGGTGGTTAGATAATCTGATTAATTGTTCTTTCTCGGAATAATCATTGTAAATAGATTGTTGAAGAAATGCTACGTCTGATAAATCACTTATACCAATAGGTCGTTTATTACCTCGCAAATTATAAACATTAACAGCAGGAATAGTTCCTATTGGATTAGGTATTTCTTCTAATAACTTAACTTCACCCTCTGATGTTGGCTGATCGTATTCTTCTACTGAATATGTGCTTATAGTTTCTTCTGTGAATACTTTAATTATGGCTCTTTCAGAATTTATATCCTCAACAATAACCAATAAATCTAAATAAAATCTTCCACTAGCTGATCTAGCATAATTCCAATTAACTATGTTTTCTGGTGTATATATTGAAATATAAGGTCTAATATCTTGTGCCAGTTCTTCTGCTCTAGTCTTTGCATTAGATTGTGGCTTATCAACTACAACCCAACAATTACCATAAATACTAGCGTTCATCTGGACTTCTCGCATGACTGAATCAAATGACCTACCATCTAAATCAGCATCTTGAATAAATGAAGTTAATTGTGGCTCATTATCTAAATCACCATAATCTCTTGATGGTGGTACTCTCCATAAGAAACTGGTGTATATCTGGACTACGTTTTTGCAATGATTATCTAAAGGTGTGTGCCTTACTCTTTGGTCATATTCTTCTGGCGATTCTAATACATATCTGTGTAAGTAATAACCATTTTTATAGTCATTACCACCTAAATAGCTTCTTATATAAAACTCCCAATTACTTATATTTGAGTGCCATAAATCATGTTTTTGTGTAAGTGTTTCTCTATCCATTAACTCCACCTCTTAGGTTGGCTAGGTGCAAAATTACGTCTTAGTGGGAAATTAAACTCTATTAAATAGCCAAGAGCATCATTCATATGGTCATACCCACTATCTTTATCAGGTACATGAGTTCCCTCTTTGTATATTTGTCGTTCTATGCTTTTAATAACATTTTTGCAAGATTTAACAATAAACAGACTATTTTTCCCATTAACATTTTTTAATTTTGCATTAACTGCATTAATTCTATCCCTAATTAAAGGTGCTGTATTTTTACATTTTACATCAAATCCTGCATTTTTCAAGATACTTAAATCAGTAAATCCACCTGCTGATGTTTTTCTTTGTCTAGCACTAGGGTCTGGATAAACAACTATCTGTTTATTTTTGTATCTATTCTTTATTTCATCACACATTTCTTGGGTATTTGAGGAATAAATTTGTATCTCATCAACGACCATAATTGTTTCATTAACTATAATACAAACTACAGCACTCATAGGGTCTACGTTAAAGTCTAAACCTATATGTAAAATTGCTGTTTCTTTCTGGTATTTTTCAATAATATTACTTTCTCTACTGAAGTTGTAATAGATCATTCCAGAATAATTAACAAATGTGGCTTCATATTCCTGCTGAAATGTTCTTATATCTAAATCTTGTTTTGCTTGTTCCACTTCATCTTCATCAACATTACCACCCTCGATAGTAGTATATTTAAAACTTGCCCAGTCGTTATTAGTTTCACCTTGCTTAAATAGTTCATATGACCAGTTTCCAAACCCTCTTGGACTTCCACAGAATAAAGCATGACCTTTTGTATCTGATAATGTAGGTCTTAAAACCTCAAACCATGCTTCTTTATTAACGTCTGCAAACTCATCAATACATAAGAAATTCAAACCAACACCTCTTAATGATTGCTCGTTATCACTTCCCCTAAGTGTAATAGTTGAATTGTTTTTAAGGGTAATAGTCAAATCACTATG